CTAACCCGCTTTAGATTCTACCGGATTTGATTGCCTACTTGTCTCGGTTTTTTCCAAAATCTCTCTGACGCAATCGTCTGGCATATCTACAATCATCAACGCAGCCAGGCGCTTCCTGCCTTCTAGTTGTAATAAATCCTGGTTTTCTTTATCCAGCAGTGTCAGAACCGTCTCTACACCTTTGCGAGCAAGGAGATTGGTTAACTGTTCTCGTTCGTCTTTCGTAAGGAATGAAAGCATCTGTGTAAGTTGATCTCCCTTATCACCAGAACAACCAAAATTACCACAAATACCAACATCGTTTGGTGATTCACCCTTGCCCTCTTTAAGCCACTCAAGACTAACTCCTTCACTTTCAGAAATTCGTATAAGGATACTTTCTCTGGGGGCTGGTTGTGTTTGTCCTCCCTTGAAATAGCTGTTTAATGTGTTGATATTGATTCCCCACGCTCTGGCAGCTGCACTTCTTGAAGGGTAGCGCTTTGTAAGCATTCCAATACGTTCAATAACAGGTTCTTTTCCCTGCGACATAAAGATACCTCTTGGTGCTTTTCTAAGGAAAGGTTTCTTTCTATTTATCCAATTGAAAAATAAGGATAAAAGCAAAAATTAGCCAAAATACCAAAAATACCTTGATTTGGTATTTTTGGTGATGCATTATTTACCCGTGCAGATATCCGCACGAATATCCGCGCGGGTAACTTTTTAGAATAGAGGAAGTATGAGTAGAAGAGAAGTTTCAGATCACGATTGGCCGCCTGAAATCATCAAGGCGCGCTTACACATGGCTGGCTTATCACTGCGCTCTTTATCTTTAAAGGCTGGTTACAGCAGGGATTCGCTGAAAAGCGTATTACGTACTCCTTGCCGACCGTATCAGCAAATAATTGCTGATGCTCTTGGGGTATCGCCTGAAGAAATCTGGCCCAGTAGATACCAGGTTAAGAGCTATATGAGAAAGGCGTCATGATATGTATGTCATTGCAAAAGAACTGATTGGCGCGCCCGGAATGCCTGCTACAACAAAAGGTATTCGCCAGGCATTACAACGTTACGTACAAGGGAAAAGCTGTTGTTCCCGTCGTCGCTCAGGCTCTAAAGCAACTGAATACAGCATCGACTGTTTACCTGAAGTGACGCAGCAGGCATTACGTGAACGTTATGCCCTGCAACTGATGACGCAAAAAGCCGATGAATCACCGGCTCCGGTGGTGACAAAGGCCAGACGCTCATCTGACGTGGTTGATGCGGTGGAGGCATATCGCGGATCACCACAACTGATGGTCGAACGCCTCAATGCCCTGACTGAAAACCAGCGCCAGGTGGCTGATGCACGAATCGCGATCGTCAGCGAAGTGATGAAAGTCGCGCAACAACCCGGTTTCAGCTGCGCGAAGGCTATCCGGTTTATCGTTGACAACCTGGCACGTTCACAGCTGGACGAGCGCATTGTGGCAATGGTTGAGACGGCGAACGCCAAAAAGGGAAACAGCCGTGCGTTGAGTGAAATCACGCTGAAGCGATGGATTGCGGCCTTTAACAAGGCACAGAACGCCGCTGAACGCCTGCTTTTACTGGCACCGGGTAAACGCCAGGAAATAAAAGCCGAAGATATTAACTGGCTGCCCGAATTTCTGGCGCAGTATCGCCAGTCAAACGGCCGACCAATGACCGAGGCTTACGAGGATTTTGTCGCTGAATGGCAGCACCGGCACGCTGATGAGCCTTATATGCTCGATATCATGCCGTCTTATGACACCATTCGCCGCGCAATGAAGAAACTGCCGGAAGTGGTGAAACAAAAAGGCCGGGTGACCGGCAGTGAATACCGCCAGCTTGAGGGATTCACGCGCCGCGACTGGTCAAAAATGCCGGTGAATTATGTCTGGATTGGTGACGGTCACGGCATGAAGCTGAAATGCGCACACCCGGTTCACGGTCGGCCATTTGCACCGGAAGTGACCTTTGTTATCGACGGTGGCACGCGCTTTGTGGTGGGCTGGAGCCTTGACCTGGCTGAAAATGTTTTCGCCGTAGCCGGTGCCATACAGCACGGCATTCGCCATCACGGCAAACCGTTTCTGTATTACTCGGATAACGGCTCCGGGGAAACCGCCGACATCCTGGATAAGGAGGTTGTGGGGATACTGCCGCGACTGGGGATTAATCACCCGACCGGGATTGCCGGTAATCCGCAGGGACGAGGCATTATCGAACGGCTTAACCGCACATTACCGATGCGCATAGCCCGTAAATACCGCACCTATTTCGGGAAAGGTGCAGATCGCGAGACGTTACGCAAAACCAACCGCGATTTACGCTCGGCATTTACTGCCCTGCAACAGGGCAAACGGCTGAACGCCCGGCAGCAGTCAGCGATGCGTGATTTACCGTCCTGGTCTGAACTGATTGATGCCATTCGTGATGGTGTTGAGTGGTACAACAACCGGCCGCACGATGAATTACCGGTGAAGCCGAACGGCAAGCATTACAGCCCGGCGGAGTTCAGAAAAAAACGCCTGGCGGAAGAGGACACGGAAATTGAATGGCTGTCCGATGTGGAATTGCGGGACATGTTCCGGCCGATGGTGGAACGCCCTGTAAGACGCTGTGAAATACGCTGGCTGAATAATATTTACTACGCGCCCGAGCTGCGTGATGAGCATGGCCGCAAGGTGCTTATCAGCTATGACATTCATGATGCCGAACGAATTACCGTACGTCGCCTGGATGGCAGCGTGATTTGCGAGGCGGTATGGGACGGTAATAAACGCGAAGCCTTCCCGGTTAGCGCGGAATACTACAAACAGCAGCAACGCCTTAAAGGCATGCGTAAACGCGCAGAGGAAAAAATCCGTGATGCCGAGGATGAGGTTGTCAACGTGCTGGAGCACAAGCCGCAGGAGCCCTGGCTGGAAAACATCTATCGCCCGGTAGGTAATACGGTGGCCGTTCAGCAACCTGCCATTGATGATGAGCCTGATGAAGAATACGAGCGCAATTTCCAGCGGGGATTGCAGTTGCTCGAAGCGAAATTAAAAGAAAATGACCCGCTGGCCTGAAATAAAAAATAACCCGAGCGGCGACTCAGGTTATTTGATTAAACAAGGTATCAAATGAGAGGTTAATAATATGACTGATATTAACGATGTAATCAAGACCATTGATGAACTTATTGATGGCGGCGTACTGACGCAGTATGCCATCGCCAGAGAGGCGGGAATTTCCGACGGCACATTATCGGCTTTCCGCAAGGGGAAATATAAAGGCGATAACGCCGCTGTGGCTGCTTCCCTGCGTTCCTGGTATGAGAACTGGAATAAACAAAGCGCACTGCCGGAACCGCCGCAGTTTGTGGAAACGCAGACAGTTCAGGAGCTGCGCGCACTGTTTCAGGCGGTTCGCCTGATGGGCTGTATTAACGTCATTGTGGGCGTGCCGGGGGTAGGTAAAACGGCCACCGCCCGTAATTACTGCCAGGAGCAACCAAACACCTGGATGATCACCCTGTCACCCGCGCACTCCAGCGTCACGGAGTGTCTGCTGGAGCTGGCCGATGCGCTGGGGATTGATTACACCCGCGCGAACAAAGGGGCATTATCCCGCGCCATCCGCCGTCGCCTGATGGGAACGCGTGGACTGGTGATTGTGGATGAGGCGGATCATCTTGGTATTGACGGTCTGGAGCAACTCCGGGCAATTCAGGACGCCACGGGGATCGGGATGGTGCTTATTGGTAACCCGCGCGGATTGTTTAAAGGTGGACGCCGCGCCTTTGATGATTTATCGCGCCTGTTCAGCCGTCTTGCCCGTACAAAACAACTTCGCAAGGCCAAAAAGGCGGATGTGCTGGCCATTGCCAGGGCATGGGGTATCAGTGGTGAGGCCGAGCTGGCCGTCATGCAGGCTATCGCTGAAAAGCCGGGAGCGTTACGCGTTCTGACACATACGCTTAACCAGGCGTGGCTCACCGCCAGCGGTGAAGGTGCGGCGCTGACAGAAAAACATATTAATGCGGCCTTTAAAGAGGTTTATACCAACCCTGAATTACTCTCACAGGTGTGATTATGGCGGTATTTTATATTCCTGATATTTACGGACGCTTTTACCTGGTTAATTTCGATAACGTGAAGGTGATTTCACTGGCCGAAAATAAAGAATGTGGCGATTTACTTTTTGAATTTAATGACCGCACACGAATGGTGATATCTGCCGGACTTGATCGCGAAGGTGCGACAGACGTTTACAGCGGAATATGCCGTTCTGTTGGTGCGAAACAAGTCAGCTAAATGAGGTGTTATATGAATATGCAATCCTGCGGTAACAAAATGAATTTATTCGACTCCCTGAACAGCGCGCGCCGTCTGACCGAACTTGCCGGTGCGGTACTGGAACGCAGTAAGCGCTACCCACAACGTTTTGCACTGAAAACCACGCCGCCGGTAGGCAACGTGCAGGGAACCGGTGAAATTGAAATCACCATACAGACCAACGGCCTGCGCCGCCGTGTGAAGGCCACCCGCATCAGCGGCTGCACGGTTTACTGGGAGGTGTGAGGTGAAAAAAAATCTCATTGCATGGGCGTGGTCGAGTGGTCTTATTGAGTTTGGTTACGTCCTGCCGGAAGGTGCATTGCCGATAGTTGCCGGAAAGCCTGCCACGGTACGGCATGTGATTGAGGTTATGGCGCGTCATGGACGTGATGAACAGGAGCAGTTACTGGTTCCGGGGATACCGGAAGCGGTGACGGAGGAAGAAGCCTTTAATGCCATGATTCGGTTCTGCCGTGAGGTCAGACGCCGGGTCAGTTATCCAAACAGAACGAGGACCAGAGGGTGAGTAAAGTCGTACGCATTATTTTCGAATACAAGGAGCACGTTATCCATAAAAACGCTGATGGAACAGTGCGCATGGGGGTAAGTCTGGACATACGTTCAACCGGGATAAAGCAGAAAGGTGATGGACCCGCCATGATTTTTGGGGTGGTTATGCTCGCGGAAAGCAGAGACTTTGCTGAACTTGTGGCAATGAAAGCCAGTGCGCTCATGAAAGATATGAGCATGCGTTCCGGGGTTATTAAAGGTAATGAATTTAATCAGCAGGGGTAATTCCATGAGCAAAGTACGCGTTATTTTTGAATTTAAGCATGTTTCGCATGACGAAAAACCGGCAGGCAATGACTGTGTTGAAGTGCATGAAAAGATTGGTGTGGATGTAAAAACAGAACGTGATACGAATAACAGGCCGACGTCACTCTGTGACGTTTATGCAAGCATTCTCCAGTATCACAGCCCTGAAATTATTCAGTTTCTCTCAGCGGAATTTCAGGCATCTGTACAGGCTTTTGGGGCGGATGCCATCATTAAACGCCACCGCGTGCATAAAGCATCAGGCACACTGCAATAAGGAAAAACAAAATGGCAAAACGCGTTACAAAATTAAAGGCCGCAGCAGAGGCGGCACCGCAGACCCGTGAAGAGGTCAGCCGCGATATCCGCACCCTGGGCGATATTCAGCGAGAGGCGCTGCGCCTGGAAACAGCGATGAATGATGAAGTGGCAGAAATCACCGCCCGTTATACGCCGCAGATTGAAAACCTTAAAAAAGAAATCAAAGTGCTTTTTAAGGGGATTCAGGACTGGTGCAAAACCAACCGCGATGAGCTGACGAACGGCGGCAAAACCAAAACAGCCAATCTGACCACCGGAACGGTATCATGGCGGCTGGGAAATCCATCATGCAGCGTCAGCCGTGATGTGGAAGGTGTGATTGAAATGCTGCGCCGTATGGGCCTTGAGCGTTTTATCCGCACGAAAGAGGAAGTGAACAAGGAAGCGGTCCTGGCGGAGCCGGATGCAGTGAAAGGCATTGCCGGTATTAAGGTGAATAAAGGCGCTGAAAGTTTTTATGTCGAGCCTTTTGAACAGGACGCCGGACTGAATAAATAACACCGCATTAAATCTTTAAATATCACATCGTTTTAAGTATGGCGCTCGCGTCAGGGGACTGCCTGCGCCTGTAAACTGAAAATAAGGAACAGGATATATGGCATATTTTTATTTCAAATTAGACCGTGTGCAGACAAATAAATATTTCACCAAATATCAACAGACTGTTTTACCGCTACGCAACAGTATTCTTCGGGCATTACTGAAAAATACAGGCGCTGCCGGATTGCGCTTAAAGCCGTTTGCCATGGACGTAATCAGTGAGTTTTATTTTTCTGGTGCTCTGCCTGCGGGCTGGCGTAAGCGCGATGATGTGGCTTTTATCGGGGACGGACCGTGCTTTATTGCCAGACCTGATGAGTCATGCCCTGAAGGTCCGGCGATTGCCGCAATGATTGAAACCGCTGAACGTGAGTTAAGAAAGCGTCCTGATTTCCTTGTCTGGCTCTGTGAAAAGCTGGGGGTAATGAGAATCCCCTCCATGTTTAACACGGACTCCTGGTGGACCCCGTCGCTCTCCCGTGATGCCCTGTGCGTGGTGTTTAAAGTAGGCGCTTATGGCAGGGAAATAAAAGGGGGTATTCCTGAAGAATGCCAGGAAATTAAACATTCTGAATATGTGGCGCTGACGGAGGAATAATTCATGATTGATGCAAAAGTGCTTGAAGGGGTTAAAAACTGGCTGAGTATTTACGGGCGTCTGACCTGCGGCATTCTGGCTGAAAAAATGAATATGCCGCCATCCTCGATGGTTTATTTTCTGCGTGATGCGGTCGATGCCGGGGTGCTGACGGAATGTAACGGTTTTTATGATATTCCGCGTCCCCGCCCGGTGCAGCCGGTTCGTCGCAAATGCAGCCAGGAAGGTGCGGCTGATGATGTTCAGTGGTGCAGCTTCAGAAAATCCCTGCCGTGGATTGAGGGGCATGATATTCCGTCGATGGCGTGGGAATTTGCTCAGGGCGTACTGACCTGCGAAACCGTTTATGTGGTGGCTGAAGTTGATGAGCAGGCCATGAAAGAAGGCGTGCCCCAGTTTGTGATGGCGTATATCGACATTCGCCTGGGTGTCATTATCTGCGGTTTAAGCGGCTGGAATATCACCGAACATGTTCTGCGTTACCTGATTGTTGACCGGACGGCTGCACCTGCCGGGATATCTGCGGAGGTGGCGTAATGTTCTTTAAAACATCAAACCCTTCCGCGCTGGCCGCGTGGCAAAAATATCAGCAGGACTGCCAGAAAGTTAAGGATGAGGCAAAACGCCTTGAGGCCGTGCTGAATGTTGCGTGCCGGTCGGTATTTGTATCCGGTATCAGTGGCTTTTGTTTTAAAGGGCTGCGCTTTATGGATGACAAATATCCTTTTCATCGCGACTTATGGCGAAAACCGACTGCGTCGAATGGCTGGAGCTGCACACCGCGCACATCACGTATTCCCAAAGCCCTGCGCGTTGCCTCTGACGAACTTAACAGTCTGTGGCGTGAATATTCGCCCGTCACGTATGCCAGAACCGATGCACTGTTGTTCTGGCTGGGTATTGACTTCTCAGCAATATTGCATGGTCCCGTGAAGTGGTTCTGCGTTGACGATGTTATTTACCTTCAGTGCGAAGATGATTCCGCAAAACGGAAAATGACCGAAATTCTGTCTGATGAGTTTTATGCTGCCGAAAAGCGAGTCGGGGGGTGA